CATATAGATTCTGTTTGAACAACCGTATCTTCTGTAAACTGTGTTGAAATAGTACCGTTAAAGTTATTGAAAATAAATTCTATATCTATATCTGGACTACTAATTATATCATTTGGAACATTAACATATACAGCTTCACTTGTAAATTTTTTTACAGAAGGATCTACTGATTCGTCTAGTAGATAATTGAAAGTATCAACGACTATATCTGGAAGATTTCTATCAAGTGCATTATCTAAAAGTTCTAAAGTGCCTGTCATATTAAACTGTGTATCACCATAAACAGGTGTTTTGGAATTATCGTTATTAAGTATGTATACCGCAAATTTTAAAAATTGAGGTTTTAAGACAGCAAATGTACTGGCAGGTATTGACACAGTAGCAAGTCCCTTTGTAGAAGAATGTACAACTGATGACGAATAAATGCTTTGATTATTCTCGTCTAAAATAAGAAAAACAATATTTTTATTACTTACATCAATTCTTTTTTGCTCTGCGTTTTTTATATCTAATAAAAGTTCATTTTTTAAACCTTTATAAATTTTAAATCTACGTTGATACACTGTTCTATACTCCACTGAATGAGTAGCCAAATCAACGGTTAAGTTTATTCGATTTGGATATAAATAACTTGAAATTTTTTGCATGGCTATTTGGCTTTACAGTATTTATGGTGAACTTAAGACAAAATATACAATCTCAGCTTCCCTACATAACAGTTATCAACTATGGCGAAAATGAATATGTTGGTATTATAATTAATCAAGATCAATTTGTAACAAGTTTTTTTGACTTAAATGTGTTGAGATCACCAGAAGAAAAAACAAGGCTATTAGAGGTTGGCGAAATTTGGTGGTGGGAAAGTAATAGACAGATTCCTATCAATATATTTTGTAGAAAAGAAGTAGAACCATTTAGATATGCAATAAAGACTTTTAACAGTAAGGACGTTCGCGTTGTATTGGGACCAACTGTAAATTTAATGAACCTAAGTTATAAACGCATAAAAAGAAAACAAGTACAACTTATTAGACCGATGAAGAAAAATTAATTTTATAAACTATAAAAAATCATAACTTACGGTTTCACAAATCAAGTTCATTTGCACAACTATAGCAACAGCATAAGCTGTAGCGTGACTTTTCTTAAAGTAATAATCATTGTTATCCGGCTTAATCCAAACTTCATTCATAATCGTCGTCCAGTCCTTCCCAATCAGATAGCGTTTCGCAGGGCGGATCATGGCGAGGACCGCAGCTAATTGTTCCACGGAAGTCGGCTGGGTCTTGCGGATTATATCTCCATGCCCGTTCAAATGAAATAACAGATTCAGAAAATCGTCTTGCAATAAAAGGTCCCATAGTGGCTCCTGGTCTAGTAAAGAATTAAGATGTTGTTCACTCTTTATTCCCTTGTACATACTTACATTTAAGAGATCAATCTTAAAATAACCTCTTTGTTCTGCTTCTTTGTAATCAACTGTAGATATTTGTGTCAATGGATTGTGTGGGATAGGTTGAATATAAATTCCTGTATTATGACTTGTTAAAGTGCCTTTATCTAATCTGCTAGCTGTTATGTACTTTATTTTATCTAAAATATCATCTCTATTTACAAAATCAATGTCTATATCTGGCATCAGTGTAAAACCTCAGATTGGAAAAGCAATAATGGAAGATTATTGTTTAGATAATTTGCATATTGATCTGCATCTTCAACTGTTGGAAATCCTGTTAATTTTACATATAAACTTTTATCTTCTTCAGATAGAATTATTTCCATATTTAAATTTATTTCATTCTGTTCATGTTGAATATTCATAAATTTGCCTCCTGCACTATTTTTTTTACTAGATCCAAATCCCTTGTTTGTTTTTTGAATTTTCTTATCCAAACTGCAGGATCTATAATATTACTTATAGCAGAAAGCTGATCGTCTCTCATAGACGAAAGCAATTTTTTACCACTTGTACAGTTAAGTATGAGCCAAGGACTTACTTTTCCGTCTTTTATATTGTAAGATGCTCTATTAACACTTACGTATAAAAAGTAGTGGTTCCAAATGCTATTATTTTCATTTGCCCATGATTCCATATGATTTATTGTACGTTCAAGTGCAGTTTCTACACTTTCAGTATGAATAAGTTCTATAACATATTTTTCGTATAGTGATTCTTTACACCAATGGTCAAGTTTTATTCCGCTTTTAATTACATATTCTATAAATTTATCTGGATATAAGGGAGAAACGTTATTTACAAAACTGCCAAATTTTACAAATGCATTATAGTATTGACTTTTTGCAAACTCATCGAATGTTTTATTTTCTTTAATATTTTGTGTCAGTTTATAAAATCTATTATAGGTTTCAAGTCCTAATACAGATGATTTATCATTTTTTGCAAAATGTCTTCTTTTTTGTTCGCACATATGAACAGCAAGAGTTTTTTCTTGAGTAAAGACACTATTACAATAAGGACAGTTGTATTTGGTCACTTGTAATTCTAGCATTTTAAAATAATTTAGCTATTTCATTATCACTGTATCCATGGCTAGCAGCAATTAATTTTAATTCGGATTTTGTGTATAGTTTTGACAGTAACTCTATTTCATCATCTTTTTTCTCTGGGTATATGCTAGATAAAAATTTGATTACTTTATTTAGGCCTGATTCTTTTTTCTTAAATCCAATCCACTCATGATAAAATAATTGTTTACTTTGATGTGAACACATTGTTAATAATAACCACATTAATTTAGGATGACCTTGTAAGTCATTCCAATGTTTGTTAAAATATTCATTTACTGATAACAAGTAGTGTTCTTGTATTTCTCTATCATTGGATTTTACGTTGCTGATATATCTGTTTAAAATAAAAAATTCATTCCGCAGCAATTTTTTATTTGCATCGTCTAGGCTGTCCCATAGGTCTTTTACGCCTAAATCAACCGCTGCTATCTTTTCTTTAATTTTAATTTCTTCACTCATTCAGGATCATCCTTGGACAGTCTATAAATTAGTATAGCACGATCAACAGCCTTTTGTAAAGCAGGATTAGTTTTAGCGGCAGTTCTAATTTCGTTCCAAAGTATGTGATTGTCTAGATCTTTTTGTCCGTCTGATCGTGGCGTTCCAATGTAGAAATTTCCTGACGAGTCCAGCCTAAACCTATCTCCAATTTCGTGTGTATATCCAACAATCTTACGATCCATTGAACCTACCTCCCTAGCATAAATGGTTTTACCGCCGTCTGGACTTTCATACACGTAAGTTGCACCTGGCTTAAGTGTTCCCATGTTACCAAATCCTATGTGTAGTGCTCATTTCGAGCATCTTTTCTTTGTTGTTGTAGAAAATTTTATTTATTGATGCACAAGCTGGTTGTGTTGTTTGTAAGTTTATAATGTCTTTATTGCACTGCATATCTGCAGGAACAAAGCCGTTAACCGAGATATATTTTATTAGTTTTTTAGCCGCTTTTGGTTTAATGATATATGCCTGTAAGCCCATTGCATACTCACTTTTAACATTATATTTTTTCCTTGAATCTGGACTGTTATAATCAATTATTGTAAAATTATTATCTAATTTTTTTAAATGCTGATTCTCATACGCTTGACTAAATTTGTTGTAAGGGTCTAGTAATAAAAACTCGTCAAAGAGACTTTCTATATTACAAGGTATAGGACGCAGTAAAATTCCATCATGTTCAAAAATACATATAATTTCATTATTTTCAACTGAGTGCTTCCAAAGTGTGTAATGACTAGCTAGGCATCCTAAGACTCCTAAACGTTTCTTTTTCATCTTAGCAGGACCTTGTTTTATTTTCAATGTGTCAGACAAGTATGAACTTATTATGTTTCCATATATTCCATCAAATTTTTCAATTATAAGTCCATGTTTTAATCCAGATTTTACGCAATCATCTGCCAATGCTTCGCTAGTTTCTATATTTTTTAATCTTATTACGAAGGCTTTCATATTTGCCACGGTAATGGAACGTGACGTTTTCCGCCAAGATGTCTTACATAACCTTTTTCATTACTTGTTATTGCTCCGCAAAATCCTAAGTCTTTATAATAAATTGAAAGATCTATTTCTCCCATTATTTCCAACCCGTTTTTGATTATTTTAACTTTTAATTCGTTATATGGATGTAACTGCATGCAGTCTTTAGTTCTTCGTAGCCCAGGATTAAGTGTAAATCCACACCAAACTTTTTTATGTTCTTGATTCATTTTATAAAAATAATCATTGCTTATTGGGTATCTTACATTTTTTAATATAGCATGATTTTTAGTATCGTTGTGTGCCCTCAGCCATACTGTAAATATTTTATCATCAGTGTTTAATATTTCAAAACTTTTTTCTATAAATCCACTACTGTAAAATTCCCAGTCTTCTTCACAATGAAAGATATAATCTGTGTTTACCTTGGCATAGGCTAAGTCAATTGATTTTATTTGGCCTAAATTAGTTGAATTCTCAATAATTTCTAATTGACAAGAAATTAAAGATTTAACCTTTGAAAAATTCTGAGGCTTGCCGCTGTCTTCAGTGATAATAACTTTTTTAATAGGATAGGTATTCGTTTTAAAAAAAGATTCAACAGTTCTTTCTAATAAGTCTGTTCTACCACATGAAGTTATTACTACTGTGACTTCATTTATCATTTATTTTTAAACCTTTTCATTTGATAACCAGTAAACGCCTATCCTAGGTACTCCGTTGGATTTTTTTCCAATGAAATAATTTTTAATATAAGCACCCCAAGTGTTAATTATTTCTTCATTGGTCCAATCAGGTTTAACATGTTTTTCGTAAGGATTACCTTCAAATTCCTCTTGAGGCATGTATGTTATTGGAATACTTATAATAGTATTTGTACCATATTCTAATGTTTTAATGATAAGGTTTTCAGCTTCTAATTTAGTCATATGTTCAAGAACGTCTCCTGCAATTATTAAATCAAATTTTCCTAGATTGTTCCAATCAGTAGTTCTTATATCATAATTGTATATTTTATCGTAAAGAGATTGTAATTGATATTTCTCTATGTATGGCTTCCATATCTCTATACCTATTAATTCAAAATCATTGCGCAGGCCAGCATTTTTTAAAAGAATTGAATAGGTTCCTATACCTGTTCCTATATCTAATATTCTATGAATATCTTGTTTTTTATTTTTAATCCATTCTACTATTTCGTTTTTTCCTAAATTGCTGCTAACGGGCATTTTGAAAATATCCTACAGTTTCTCTTTCAATGTCTTCATGATCAAACTGAGCCCAATATAGTTCAAAAGCAATGGTATCTTCTAATGCTTCAAATTGATGATATTCTCCAGGTGCTACCTTTGTGTAATTTCCTTCATTCAAAACAGTTTCATCTATTAAATCATAGTTGTTCTTCCAAACTCTTACTAATAAACTTCCAGACTCTACAAAAAATCCGTTCCATTTGTGTTTATGTTTATGTTTGCTACAAACACCACCTTTTTTTATTTCAATACGATGAAATTCTAAAACTGCATTTGCTTCAATTAATTCTGTATTTCCCCAAACTTTTCCTGAAATCATTTTTATTCTCTATAGTATCTTACTTAAATCTATCATTTCACTTTGCCTACTTACTTCTTTAATAAAATAAGCACATGACGGTTTATGATTTTGTGTTAATGGTACTGCAAGTAGTTGATTGTTTTTCATTTTTGGAAAATACCATTTTACATCGTTATAAAAATTTATAATTTCAATTTTTTTGAACTCTATTTTAAAACTACTTAAAGGATTAAAACAAAAAGCTTCAAATCCTCTATCATTTAAACTAGTAAGTGGTAAAATTTCTATATCACAGGCACTACCACTATCTCCTACAGCAATACTCCAATCAATTGGCATTGTAACTTCATAGTCATCAATTTTTAATACCATCGCTGGACTGTTAAAACTTTCTAAAAAAATTAAAGGTATAAAATAAAAATCGGGATTTTGGCTATCACTATTATCAAGCACTGCAAATCTTAAATCTTCATTTATTTCGTCAGGTAAATTATTTAAATCAAATGATATGTTGTCTAGAGTAAGTATTTGCATAATTTTATTAAAAATATAATTGTCTTTTTTATTTCCTATTATAGCATTATTATAAAAATTGTCAACCTAATTCCAAACTACTTTTTCATGTGTAAATGGATACTTTGCTTCTTTGTAGAATTTTTTGCGCTGTGTAAGATGTTTTCTAGCAAATTTGCATGTGCTGGTTAAATCCCAGATTTGTACAAAGTCTTTATCTTCTGCACGTCTAATTCCTCGTCCAATAGATTGTATAACCCTAACAAAGCTTTTTCCGGGTTCCAAAAGAACCAAATTAAAAATCCTAGGGATATTAATACCCACAGCGGCCACACCGTAAGTCGCCACAATAATCTTGTTATCAGTAATTGCAACTTCATCATATTCATCTTTCCTATCTTTAGTTTTTACATCACCAGATATGAACACACTGTTTTCAATCTTATCTGTTATTAATTTTCCAGTATCAATTCTATTAATTAGCACTAAAGTGTTTCCAGACTCACTTATGTTTTTAATTAAGTTACTGATGTATAACATCCTACTTGTGTTAGTTACAAGGTATTTAAGTTCTTCAGCATAAACTTTAAATTCTGGTATATCAACTAGTTGAATTACATTTACGTGACAATTTGACAATACTCCAGATTCCTGTAAGGAATGTGCAGAAACTTGATGCATGAGTGGACCAATGGTAGCAAAAATAGCTTGATTTTCATAATCTTCTTTTGGTATAGTGCCAGTAAGTCCCCATCTGATAGCAGCATTACAAAAATTTTGAGTAAGTAAATTTTTTAGAACAGTAGCTTTAGCCATATGTACTTCATCTACAATAACTGCTATTACATCCTGTAGAAATTCTGTTAATGTTACTATCTCAGTTTCAAATTCTTTACTTTTTTTATCTAATATGTTTAAACTTTGCCATGTACAGATAGTATGTGTCTTGTTTAATTCCTTGCGATCTCCATAATACACTCCTACATCTAAACCACAATTTATAAAATCTTCCTCAGTCTGCTCTACTAGACTTTTGTTAGGCACGATAGTAATTGTTCTACCATATTTTTCACATAATTTACTTAAGGTAGCTGTAATAATTGTTTTTCCAAAACCTGTAGCAATTTCTTGTAAACATTGAGGATTTTCTAAAAATTTATTTACTACCTGTACTTGATCATCTCTTAAAACTATAGGTTGTCCTTCAAATCTATGACCTTTAGGCCATTTTTTATAACTCCAATAATCAGCAGAAATCTCTGTAAAATGTAAATTTAATGATTTTCTTCTATCTTCAATCTCTGAAATGGATATATTATTTTGTTCTAAAACTTCTAATATCTTAGGCAATTGATGAATATAACCATTACCGCCAAGTCCAAAAAGTGTTACTGAACCGTCCCATCTACCTAACCGGTATGCAGGACGATATCTTGCAGTTGGATCTACATATTTAAAAGTATTGCTTAATTTTCTTCTGACTTCAACAGCAAGCCCTTCTAATTTTAAATTAACTTCGTCTTTTATAATCAATTTACATGATGCCATCTGTATCACTTATTATGGGTTGCGCTTGATTGTAATATATAATTAAATCTACAAAATCTGCGTATACGCTTAACTTATTAGATCTTAAGTTATTGGTATAGCTTACAATGCTTTTAGGACTCCAGTCAGTCTTTAAGACAAATTTTGGTAAATGGTTGTAATCTAAAATCACCGAATCAGTGTTAACGTCAAGGAAACTGTTAAGTTTATGTTCAGAAACAAACATATTAAAATTTTTGCCAGTATTATTATTCAATCTAAAGTACACGTTTAACTTTTTTTTAAATTTTTCCATAGATTGATGAATTTCTAATAGATTTAGAAAAGTTTTTTCATGATTATGTTTATCTAAAACAAATAATATCGGAAATCTATTTAAGTCTAACAACGACTGACAAATATCTGTTAGTTTATATTTTTCCGAACTTATCCAAATTCTTGGTTTTTTACGTGAGGCGATTAAAGATGTAAGAGAATTGTCTAAATTATAAAAATAGTCAAATTGAAATTTAATTCTTCTATCCATTATAAGTGTTTGATTCTCAAGCGAATTAGGTCCAATGTCTTTTTGTAAATTTTCAAGTAACCACGTGTTTTGCTTATAATCGATAATATACTGATCTGAATTCTTAATGATATTATTGATTTGGTTGAAATAAGATAATAGAGTTTTTTCTATATTAAAATTGTATTTTTTTAAGCATTTAATTATATGATATAGATTAAGTTCGGTAAATGGCATTAATATGGTTTTTCCTTCATATACAACATCATCAATTTTTTGATTTTTTATACACTCTACAATAGTTGATCTTATTCCCTTGTGAAATGCAAATTCTATTTTAAAAAAAGTAGCATTTTTTGGATCTAAATAAATTTTTCTAATTTTTTCAATAATTCTAAAAGGTTTTGACCATAATACTTGTGTAAGTATTTGTTCAATACTATTATCTTCAGTTAAAAGATTATTTTTATTTTCTTTGAGTATTTTTACTAGAAGTTGACCTTGGTTTTCCGTTAAAAAATTACCATTTTCAAGTTGATTTACTAGGCTTGCAAGAATCTTTTTATCACGTAGATTTACAGAGTTCAAACCATTTGCATAAAATATATCTAATAAAAATTTGTCTACAGTTTTCATATTTTATTATACCAATAAAGAAACAAAAAGTCAAGAAAGTTGAAAAATCCTACCAAAAGGAACTCCTGTTTCTAGTTCACCTACAGTCCATTCTGTATGGGTCAATTTTATTAACCAGTCTGATCTATCAGGTAATATAGGATTTTCTAAATTTTTAATATTTTTGATGCTTACTGGGTAAGCAAGGCTGTCACTGTCAGTTAAAACTGGAATTCCAGCTATTGCTGCTGTAATGCCTGGATTACTGCAAGGGCTTACTACACAAAAGGATGATTTAAGGTCTACGCCAAGATTAAAATCATCATAAGTTTCAGGTATTTTTACCGGATTACTTATTTCGACCCCTAATTTTGTTAAAAAGGCGGTTGAGTTATAGTCTCTAGGGTGAGGTCGAAAAACTATTCTCCGATCAGTCACAGTTCGTATTTCATTAACTAAGTTTGTAAGCCATATTTGAAATGGCTGTCTATGTTCCCATTGAAGACTTTTTGTATTTTGACCACAAATTAAAATATTTTCTCCTTTTTCCTGTCTTTTTCCAAGTATAATGCCTAATTTTTTAGGTCTGTCCCGATCAAATGATTCAACAGAATAAAAATTTCCTAAATTGTTAATATGATTTAACCCTAATCTCCATGTTATCCCTCTTTTTAAACCACCAACTTCAATTATTAACAATGGTTTGTTGATAATTTTAGCAGATTGCCAAATTTTTTTATTATTTTCCATTCTACCATGCCATAAGACCGACCAGATTACATATACATCGGCAGATAAGTCATTGTTGACTACTGAAAATCCAATTTTTTTAAGACCAGCTTCTACTGCATCAAATATTTTGCCGCTGTTTTGAGCTCCATTTTGTCTAAAAAGCGAAAATTGCATAAGATATATAATAAAACAATATTTACTGAGATAAGATGCCTAATTATAGCGTTGTGACCACATTCAATTCTGATGGATACAATCAGTATGGAAAAAAATTCCTTCAAACCTTTTTAACTAATTGGCCTAGTGAGATAAATCTCAATTTATATTTAGAAAACTGTAATATAAATGAAAATTCATCAAATTTAAAGGTATATGACCTTCATTCTGAATCTAAAGAGTTAGTAAAATTTAAAAATTTATGGAAAACTGTACCTAAAGCTAATGGCGACATCAGTAAGGACCCAATTCGAAGCAGAAGAAAAGACGCTAATAAAAAATTCAAATGGGACGCGGTGAGATTCAGTCATAAAGTTTATAGTATTTTTGCTTGTGCTAAGAAAAATACGTCAGATGTGCTGATATGGATGGATGCAGACATGATTTGTCATAGTCCTATCTGCAGAGAACAAATAGAACAGCTAATTCCTTTTGATAAAGATATTTGCTACCTTGGTAGAGATGGAAAATATCCAGAATGCGGTCTATATTCATTAAATCTCAACTCTAAAGTAGTCTTAGATTTTCTTACTGAGTTTCAAAGAGTTTATGATGATGCTGAAAACGGAATTTTCAAACTTGATGAGTGGCACGATAGCTATGTGTTTGAATATGTGAGGAAAAAATTTAAATTAGACCTACTTAGTTGGGCAGAAAATTTACCAGACCTTAGACCTACCCAATATAATAGTAAAGGTGAAGGGCATCCCCTTATTAACAGCAGATGGGGAGCATTTTTAGACCATTTAAAAGGTGATAGAAAAGAAATAGGCAAAAGTCGACCTTTAGATCTTAAAATAAAAAGAACTGAAAGTTATTGGTCAACATAATCTTTCATAAATCTCCAAGCTTCACCAGATTTTAATTCATCAAAATTCCAGTGACACATGGAAATTTTCTCTAACCATTTTGTTCTATCATGCAATATAGGATTTTCAATTTTCGACAAATTTAAGTTGCCTAAATCATAACTTTGACTATTTTTTGGATTAGGATCTGTAATAAACACGGGTATTCCTTCTATTAGACTTGCGATACTAGGGCTACTATTATAAACTACTGTAGCCCATGAATCTTTTAAGTCATCTGCAATATTTTTATTGGTGCTTATACTAACATTTTGAAGATTTATCCGTAAAGTTTGTTTTGTTTGCTTATCTCCTGGATGAGGTCTAACAATAATAGGTCTATCTGTAAATTTTTTAATTAAATTTATGGTTTCTCTTAACCAAGTTACAGAATCTAGCCCTTGCATACTCCATCCACCGTTACGCTGCATACAGACTAAGATGTGTTTACCGTTTTCTCTGTAATCTTTCACTTTAATTTTTAGATTTTGTGAAATTTTCTTCCAACGACTTGGATCTATATGTTTATCAAAATAAAATCCGGTGGTTGGAAAAATTCCATCAAAACTATATCTAAGATAGTGTTGGGGATTCTTTGTATCTAAGTATAAAAAAAGATTACTATCAACAATTAAAGTTTTTTTTCCGTTTTCTTTTTGAAAATCTAGTATTTTACGTCTAATTTGTAAATGAGGACTTAATTTACTATTTTCATGAACAAAACCTTGTATGACGGCTAGATCAGCTGGTATAAGATCTGATTTAAAATGTTTTATAGGTCTATCACCGTTAATCATTACACCCGTACAAAAATTTTCTAAAATTAACGGTTTTTCTTCATTAGAATTATTGGCAGGTATACCTGCAAAATAAGCAGCGACTGTAAATTTACGCATTTATGTTTTTAATAAGTTTCACAGCAGTGCCATTCATTAATTCGTCAAATGTAAATTGACTATAACTTAAAGTTGCTAACCATTGTGCTAAATTTGGTCTATACAAGTCATTTATTTGATGTATATAAGATCTACTCACTGTATTTGTAATATGTTTATCTAGTGTGATTACTGGAATTCCGTTCCATATTGATTCTGTAGCTGCATTAGAATTTATATTTACAACACAATAGTAATCTTCGTTTTTTAGCTCATAAAATAATGATGTTCTAGTTTTTTTTGGTTTCTTTTCTCTAAACATTATGCGTTTATCAGTATACTTTCTAAGTTCAGATTCAATATCATATTTCCATGTCTTTAAGTTTATTTTAAAAATATCTGCACTAAATTGTCCCGGTTCTATAATTAGAATAATATGCCCAGATGTTCGCCATTGTGTAGGAAATATTTTAAACATTCCTAATCTATCTACTGGAGGTAAAAAATTCCCAGAATTGTGGATATGATTTCTAACAACACGATGCCATTTTTTATTTGATTCTAAAAAATTTGTATAGCCGCTATCTATGAACCAAAACAGCTTATTATTGCTGATTTTGTCAAGTATAATTTTTTCATTGCTTATTGTGTTCCTCATTAAACAGTCTGAATTATAATCTCTTATTTTTGAACGTCTTACAAATTTTGCCGTAGGATCAATTTGATAACCTATTGTTTTTATAAAATTTTGTGTTTTGTGCTTTTTATATGCTTCAAATATATTATTTTCTCCTAAATGTCTAAACATATAGTCTATATGTTTATGAAATAAGTTAAAAAAATATTCCCTACGTTCAAAAATTATTTGATCTACATTTTGACAATACAGCTTCATGTCTGCATTTATAAATTTTAAAATTTTTGATTTTATTTTTTTTATTTCACCTTTTTTATCAAAATTTTCTTTTTTTTTGTTCTTGTTGTAAAAAAAACCTAATCTTTCTGCGTTGTGTGTAGTCAACGGCCAATCGAGATTGGGAAATGTGTAATATTTTAAATTACAACAATATAAGTCTGTCAGAAATTTTACTATTTCTTTATCGTTAATCAGTAAATTCATTTAGAATTTTCCAAGCAGTGCCATTAGTAATTTCTTCAACTGTAAATTGACCATATGCTAAATTTTGACACTGTTTAACAATTAAATTTTTTTCGGGTTTATAAGGATTCATTAAATTAGCAAGGTCAGTATTGGCTATAGGACTTGCTGCACAAGGCACAGACACAAAGGCAGGAATTCCGTATAGAATGCTTTCTAAGGCAGCAATACTATTAAAGCAGACTGTGGCATATACTCCTGTATTAAATGCGTCATAAATCGAATATTGATGATTTCTATATGCTCTACTACCTTTTATCCTTATTTCTATAGGCATATCTGTGTATTGTTTAATTTTATTTGTAGTTTCTTCAATCCATGTGTGCGAGTCAATGTTATAAAAATTACAAGCTTTAGGATTTGGTAATACTAATAATATTTTTTTACCATTTTTTTTCCAAGATGTCCATTCTAATCTAGGATCTTCTCCAACTAGTTTCGTCCATCTATCAGATGGTCTTTCTTTTATAACAGAATGCTGTAAATTGTTTTTGACGATTCTATGGTATATTTTTTTACCAGTAGGATTACCTAAAGAAGGAAAATTTCCTAAATATCCAGTGTCCACATAATAGTAATCGCGTTTAATTTTTTCACAATTTTTTATTGTTTTTTTCTTAGCAATGCCTCTTACTGCGAGAGCTAAATTTTCATCATCTCTATTTTTACTAACAAGATTATTTGTAGATCTTGTGAATAGGGTTAAGATATGATTGTCATATTCATTTTCATTCATTTCAACATTTCTCTTAAATATTTTTTCCAAATTTTATGATAATGACAGCGTCTATACTCTTTGAACCAAGGACCGCCTTCTGTGAAATGTATTGCTGATGGTTGTCCATTTTCTTTTTCATTGTACCACCCTGCCAACCAATTCCATTCTGGTTGTAACTCCCCTATTTCTTCATCATTAAGCCATTGAAATCTATGTAAAAACTGTCCTGTTTGTGTATTAATTACGTCTGGCGTTAGATTTCTATTACTAGGATGGCTACAATTCCATAAAATGCACGAACTCCAATTTTTCCTAGGATAAGAAAGTTGTCTGCATCCATCCATTTTATAACTTTCTTTAGGTGTGTATTCATGTTTTACAACCATCACTGCAAATTGGTTATTTGCTAAGTCAAACAATTTTTTAATATCTTGCAAAAAAATAAAATCACAATCAACAAATACAGCCCAACCTTTGTAATCTGTTAAGTAAGGCACTAAAAATCTTATAAATGTAAATTCAGTAGAACTTAATGGATCAATTGGTCTGCTGTAAATTCCTGCTTCTCTCAACTCTTTCTGTTTTAGGGCATAAACTTCGGTGTTTTTGTTATGTTTTACTATACTATATTCACATACCTGAAAAGCTATATCTTCTCTAGAATCATACCCTATAAAAACTTTCATTTTCTCTCGATATCCTCTTCAATGCATTTATCACCAAACTGTACTTCAATTATATGACATGGAACATCTGAATTATTTTCTACCTGGTGCCAGATACCTTTTCCTATCACGTAAGTTTCATTTTCAAGTTTATTGACTTTATTAATAATACCTTCAAGTTCAGTAACAATATTACATTGTCCTTTCGCTATGTACCAATGCTCCAATCTATGAAAATGTCGTTGCATAGATAATTTTTTACCTGGTTGTATTATAAGTTCTTTAACTTTAAACCCTTTTTGCTCATCAAGTACACGCCAATATCCCCAGGGTCTTTCTGTCCGATTGGTTCGCCAATTATCTAATATCCAACTACTGGAATTAGACTTATAGTCTCCGCCCACTCCAAATACAAATTCAACATCATTTAAAACCATTTCGGGTATGTTATCTTTTGTACGATCCCCACCATTGGCAAAAATAAGGGTATGTTTATATGGATACATTGCTTTGACTTTAGCAATAGCATCTATAGCAGATCCGTCATTGTCATTAAATGTAATAACCTGATCTACCATTTTTAGATTATTAATTATGTTTACTCGTTCCCAATTAGGTAAAAATGGCCGACCTTTTTTACGAGTCAGCCATGCGTCGCTGTTTACTCCAACGATTAATTTATTACCTAATTTACGAGCAGCTTCAAAGTAAGCTATATGTCCAGAATGTAACGGATCAAATCCTCCGGTAGTTAGAACTAATTTCATGTCTGTATTTACAAAGTCGCATCTTCCATCCCTGCAACTCTGAGTTTCACTATGTTAGTAATCATCCATTGTTTTTGATCAAGTGCTTTTGTTACTCCTAACCATTTATTTCTAATTAACGCGAATTCATTAATAATTTTTTCAAAATCAATAACATCATCTTCACCGTCAGTAAACTTTTCACAGTCTCTACTACTGAGTGCTCTCTGATAATTTTCTAAATATTTACGAAAGTGTCTACTTTTTAGTCTACGTAGTTCTATGTTTAAATATTCAAGTATTGCTTCAATTTCCTGTAATTGTCCAAACCTGTGTTCAACAACTCCTGGCATATTAGCAGCAGCCTTTTCTATATTACCTGATATTCTACTGTCTTTTTTTGCCGCCTGTAATTCGATTTCGTAGAATTCCACAGCGTCTGGAATATTACCAATATCTTTAGTAATTTTTGAATACCAATTCATTCTTCATCATCATAATCATAGTTATCGTCGTCGTAGTCTTCTTCGTCATCATCCTCCTGATCCAGGTAATATTCAATAGCATTGTCAAGGTCATCATCTACACCTGTAGCTGATTCCATTACTTTATCTGGTATACCATGATCTGCAAGCAAATCTATATAGCGTTCTGCTACAGATTCAAGGTTCTTTTTGTCTACATATTCTTTAAACAACATCCAAATATCAGCAATTTGATTTTCATTCATTTATTATAGGCTCCTCGATAAATTCTGTAATATTTTTTTTATGATTATGGAAGTCTTCCATAATCATAAGTAATTTATCATCTTTCCACTCTTTTCTGTAGTTTAGATGTTCATTACCAGAACTATCAACGAATTTTAACCTATTTCCTTGTTGTACTAATAATCCTTGTTTTTCAAATAAATCAACTAGACCGCTGTTTATATTCATACCGGTTTTGTACGGTATTTCAACTTCCATACTTTCAAAAGGTTTTGCATAACGTGTTTTCATTACCTTGCAAGCCGCACGGATTCCATGCACTTGACTGGTCTTATTGCCATCTTCATCTACTTTTAGTTTTAACTTACGCATAGCAACCACAATCGCACTGGCATATATAAATCCTTGCCCTCCACTAATTTTATCGTCTGGATCAAACATATCTTGACTAGCATAGGTATGGTTAGTAGCAACTAATCCTACGTTATGACTTCCAAACATATTAACACAATTTCGAACTAATGCAGTCAAAGCTTTAGGCTTACGACCCATATCACCTTTAAGATCGCCTGCTTCAAATTGATTGACATCAGTTGGTGTCAATAACATTCCTAAACTATCTATAACAAATAATACCTTAGGTTTATCAGTTTCATTTAATGCTCTGTACTCTTTCATAAACTCGTTAATGGTTTTGGCTACATCATCGATCATAGCCATATTAAGTTTTAGAAGTTTGTTTTCATCTGTGTTGACACCAAGAGCGTTTAACCAAGCTTTATCTAATGCGTTTTCACTGTCAATTAATACTACATAGATACCTTGTTCTTGTGCATGTTTGATGATATTCCCCGAACAAATATAACTTTTGCCAGCACCACTTTCTCCAGCAAAAACTGTAACTTTGCCTAAAGGAATACCTTTATTAAAATCACCACTTATCAAGTAATTTAATGCATAATTGCCTGTGCTTATCCAATCAGTAGGATCATTAAACCCGACTCCAAGTCCATCAATGCTCTTTGTTAATGTTTTTCTAAATTTACTTAAATCGAATGGTTTTGTTGTCATAAATTATCTCCGTGAAGAAGGCTCGGACTGATCCGAGCCTTGATATTATTGCTGTTTGCGATTGCGGATCATAGCAAGAATATCTTCAGCCTTGCTACCACTTGAGCTTACTGTTTTTACAGTTTCTACTTTAGTCTCAGGAACTACTTTTTGTTGAACTGTTTCATCATCATACTCTTCTGAAGTAAAGGCTACCTTAGATGTACGAGCAGTAGGATCACCTGTTGCTGCACTCATACCTGCTGGCTTAAAATATTGACTCCAACGTTCCATGTCAAAAGGTTCCGAATCTACACTAGCTTCGAACATTTCCTTTATTACTTTAAGTTCTACTTCTCCAGGTTTTTTAGGTAGATAATCTTTTAGATTAAAAAGACCGTGAGTAGAAATAGCTTCAGTTTCTATTACAGATAACGGACGACTACGACGGCTCCATTTACTTGTACTATAGTCTGCATATCCACCTTTACTGGTTTTAATCATTTTAAAGTCGACGCCAGAAACAGTGTCTGTTGGCAGATCATCCATTTCAGGATCCATTAATGCTCCACGTATTAATTGAAAAATTTGAGGACCTATAATTAGTCTACGAATAGGGTTTTCTGGCTTTGATTCTTCTTTTAAACCATCCTCTACTACAAAACCTTGGAAGATATAACTACGTTTTTTCCAATATTTACGACCCATATCCTCTAGACTAGGATCTTTAAACCAACCACGAACTTCACTTAAGATCGGGCAAGTTTCACCATACATTTCCATACAGGGAATGTTAACTACAACTGGTTTAGTATCAGTTGATCCTGTTACTCCAGAGAACGGCAATTTAATCATTGCACGTTCTACCCAAAAGAATGTATTATTTGTATCTCCGTCAGGCAGAAAACGGACTGTTGATTCGCTGCCTTCTTTTAAATTCCAAAAGGGATAAATTGAATTATCACCACTTGCTCTATTACCGTCGCTGTTTAAGCGGGATTCTTGTTCTTTTAATTTTGCACGAATTTCTGCTAAAGATGCCATAATTTTTCTCCTATTGTTAGCCTCTATATTTGCCTATGATGCCTAAGAAATAATCTTAAACAAAAAACGCATACAGGTTATTGTATGCGTTTTTATTTATCATTGCAACCCTAGTTGACTAATTTATTAGAATAATTATGCCAATCCGGCTAGTTTCCTTAATCTACTAGATTCAAAAACCTGTTCAAGTTCTGCAATTACTTTTTCCGCTAATGATCCAGCTTGCTCGCCAAATTCTTTCTCAACAGCTATCATTACTCCTTCTTGACCTTTAGGAAATTGTCCTGTATTTTCATCATACATAGATTTTACAAATTCTATAATTTCTTTTGTATCTCTTGATTCTAAGAAAAATTCATCCGGATCTAAATCCAACATTGCAGCCGCTTCGCCTAGTGTTAAATCATTACCTGCAATATTAATAATAGTTTCTTTTTTTGCTCCTGCTTTTTTAGCTTTTTCCATCGCCGCTTTAGCAAGATGTTTTGCCCTACTGTGTCCGTCATGATCAGAGTTATCACCTGCTGGTTTTTTATTTTTAGGTGGATCTGGATCGAATGGTGGGTCATCATCTTGTTTGTCTGACTCAGTCATAGCAAGATTATTCATAAATGTTTCAAAATCTGACAATTCTTGTACTTCTGATTCAAATTCCAACATTGGATCTTGGGTAGAATTTCCATTTAAAATGTCATCAGGAGTCAATTCTTTAACATATTCTGTATTTTCGTCTATTAATTTATAGATAAATGGAAACACATTTTTTAGTTCTTCATTAAATGTTTTTATTGTTAATCTGTCTATCCAATCATTTACAATATCTTCGGGTATTTCGACTTTGGCAACCGCCGTAAAACTTTCCGCAAATTCCTGATAGTAATTTTTATTTTGAAGACTATGAATTTCTTTTTTAACAGTTTCAATTCTTTCTAAAACTTTGTTCTGTATATCTAGCATAGATTCGCTTACCATATCATTACGATCAACGTATCCTTTAAACATTCTAAGTTTTGACAGTTCTTCACTCAATTGAATAATATGTTGTCCAATAGGATCATAACTAGTTCCGCCATGAGCTACGTGAACAGCTAATGCTCTTGCACCATTGAGGTGTTTATAAGGATATCTAAATCTTTCTCCTTCGGAACTTTCAACAAAAATACTTTCAATATGCATTGCTCTGCCAGATGGTAAGTCATAATTTACAGGCTTACTATGCTTTACTATTAATTTGGCTTCCCCCATTTCTTGAAAACTTGTTCTTGAAGTGCCCCATAATTTTTTACTTTCGCTCATTGCGCCATCTCCACGGTTTTTAACCAAATATAATTTTTGTCTTCTGTCAAGATTAGATTTGGTTATGTCTCTAATACTATACTGCAAAAAATGTTGATTTGCAAAATCACTTAAACTTTCTAAGAAACGAAACCATTGTTTTTTTACAAAGTTAGGTTGATTTTGAATTATGTCTTGGCTATACATAACAATTAACCCATCGCTAGCACCTTTTGGATTATCATCTATACTAATATTAATATTACCTAAACTTAAATTATTTTTAACATAGTCAAATTCAAAAAATCTTGCATCCTTTTCACGATCTGTTGGGTTTTCGTTTTTATCTCGCAATTTTATACTTGGAAATTGTGTTCTTAATTTTCCAAATAGTTCTACAGCCACATTTTCGAGATTTTTTTCCATATGCTATATTTATCAAAGGGTCGATGAAATGAATATTGGCATGGGTGGTTGAAAATCCTCTTGATCATATGCTTCATTAGTGCTGTAAGCATCAAAAATTCTGCTATCCCAGTCTGCCAATACTTGACTCATTCTTACTATAAGTAAGCATGCAGATACTAGATCATCTTCGTCTTCCATTTTTCCTTTAAAAGTAATACCGCTTGCTATAAAAGATTTAAGTTCTGAAATCAGAGGTTTACTAGAAATAGTCATTTTATTAGATTCAATTAAGAATTTTAACCTAGCGCAGGCACCTATCTTGTTTTTATGCGTAGTGTTAAATCCTTTTCTAAATTTCCTAACGTGCCCTTTTCTTATGGGTTCACTTATAAACAGACCCGGAAAGCTTTCTTCACCTAGATCTTTAATGCAAATTAATCCCGCCTCTCCAATATTGTTATTTTCTATACTCCAAAATATATTATTTGCATTATCTTCTCCTATACACTCTAAAATATATCTTAAAATATCTCTAAGTATTTTAATTTGTTGGCTGATAGGCGTAAGATTATGTTGCCATTCTCCTACTTGTGTAAAACTAGGTAATTCAAAAATTTCAATTGCAGCATTATTTCCTCCTGTACCAAGACTAGGATCTAATGCTATTGAATATAGACAATCTTTGTTAGGCTCTTTGTACCACCTAATTTGCCCTACGTTATATAAAGGATTTTTACCCTCCATGTTTGCTAAATGAATACTGTGTATAAGAGTCTCGTCATAAATTAAAAATTCACATTTGTATTCTCTACGAAAACGTTCTTCTCCTATACGAGTTCTTTCCTGAGTTGCCCAATTTTCATCTCTCTCAGGGTGTTCATCCCATTGGCATGTAAACGGAAAAAATCCATTCATCCCAACTTCACGTTCATTACCATATTCATCGAATTTCTTATTTGCTTCTTTCCATATGTTAGCAAATGTATCTTCATCACTATTTGGTGTGCTGGTTATTATACATTTTCCTCCCGTAGCTAATGTAGGGCTTATAGAAGTCCAAAATTCAGCAGCAATGTTTGGAGGTACAAAAGCAAACTCGTCACAATATAGTAAAGAAATACTCATGCCACGTCCAGTATTTTCAGTTGTTGTAGTACTTACAATACGACTTCCGTTATCAAATTCTATACTACCTTTGTTA